GGCCCCGTCATTTCTACATACGCTATGACGAATGTTGCAGATGCCGAAGTGTCTGTAATACTTACAGTAACGTTTTTACTACCGCTTATGTTTGTAAGCTGTAGTGTTTGAAATATAGTGGTTGTTTCATTTGGACATGTATAAACAGTGTCTGCAGAGTTTGGACCACTTGGTGTATAGAATGCATTTTTATATCTATTTGACATCCGCCTTTTCTTCTTCTTTTGGTAACTCTTTTTTTAATAAATCTAAATAATTTTTTTCAATTACATTTAATTCACTAAAATCAATAGTTAGTTGATCTTTTTTAGCTTTTATACTTTGTAATCTAGCTAAGATTAACTTACCATTGTCAGATAGTTTATCACTATCATATTCTTTTTTATCTATATTAAACTTCATGTTAAAACCCCCATCCTTCTTTGTTATCTCCACCTCCCTTGAACCATGAATATCTATCTGATTTTTCATTTAGTTCTTGTAGGAAAGTAGAATTTAATTGATCGACTATTGACTGTATAGCTCTGTTAATTTGTTTTTGTGTTGAAGCATCGTATTCTGCTTTTGGTTCAGGTATTCTTACTACTATTTTTGCCATAATATTTTATTACACTCGTCTCGGTCCTCCAGGTCCTCCAGGTCCCATGCTTTGACCACCAACTCCTCCCCCCATGTCACCTGGTCCATTTCTATTACCTCCTTGACGATCTGACATTGAAGAGTGAGGTGATTGTCCTTGACCTAAACTACCTGTAACTTTACCTCCAGAAAAAGTAGCTCCTTGGTTACCTCCTTGAGCATCTATTTTATCTTGAAGTTCTTTTAATTTTTTCTTCTTTTCCTCTTCTTTTTTCTTCTTCTCTGCTTCTGCTTGTCTAGCTGCAAGATCTACAGCTCCTTGTTTAATTGCAGTATCTACTCTTGCTGTACGAGAAAAAGCAGACGTACCTCCTATGCCCATTGGACTTGGTCCAAAAGTTCCATAATCATAATCTCCTATTGATAAACCTGCAATTCCCTCATTGTCATCCTCATCATCCTCTTCTTTTAAAGAAAAAGAAGGAGGAGCATCAGCAGCGTATGTCTCAACACCAGGTGAAATTGCAGCAAATTCATAATCAAAAGCACCTGTTTGAGGATTTACTTTTCCTTTTACATTTTTTCCATCAAAAGTTTTTAATAAACCAGATGCATCGGTGTAAACTGTGGTTGGTACTCCATCCACCAAAACCATTCTTTCAGATGCTGGATCTAAATTACCAAATCTACCTGTTCTTGGTCCACCACCACGTTCTTCTATTTGAATAGGCATCATAGGAAGTCTTGCTGCTGGATCTGGTGATACTATGTTTTCTGGTACAACAACTGATTTAACGTTTGTATTAGTTAAATAAGGATTTGTTGCTGAATCATAATCATCAAAAATACCAGCAATACTTGGAATTCCTCTTCTATCTAAATAGTCTAAGACATCCATATATAAAGCTGTGCTAGGTGTAAATATTGACATTATCTTCTTCCGTCTGGTTGTATATCTAATTTAAATGTACCAAATCTCCAAGACTCAGCGACAGCATCGTTTTCTATTTTTATGTTAACAAACCTGCCTCTGGCTCTAGTGTCCTTTTTATCAGTTGATGAGGTAATTGTAAAGGGGCTCAAACTGCTTGAACTGTCAGATTGCTGTGGATACCTTTTAATTCCTAAGGTAACTTTGGCATTTCCTGCGATTGTTTCAAAGTCTGGAACAAAACGTCTAACAGCTAAGAATGTTTCTCCTGCTATTCCGCCTTGAGCTTGTAGGTCAAAATCAAAAGATTTTATAAATGATGAAACTGTTGTAACAGCTCCTGTTTCATCAACCTGGTCAGTTCCTACTTCATGTTCAAATAATTGTGATCTACCTAAACCAGACTCTCCAACTACTACAGGAAAGGTCCCTGATGCATTACTCGTGAACTTTGTTGCAAAAGGTTTTGCATATATCTCTGCGTCTATCCAAGTTGTTCTAGCTTCTGTGCCTGTATACCAAACTTTATCTGTATAATTATATATCACATATTTATCATTATAGTCTGAGTTTGCAGACGGATAGTACCAAATAACTTCTGTATATAAATTATTTATACCTGCAAATACTTGTTGTCCTTTTGTAGTGTCAATATTATCATAAACAAAATCTTCTACGGTACAAGGTAAAGATCTAACTGTACCATCAAAAGCAAAGAATCCTTTTGGTGACATCCAAAAAGCGATACCATCTATTTCTACAACAGCGTTCTTACCTATTAATCCACAGTTGGTTCCTACTTGATCAAAACCAAAAGTAAAAGGTGAACCTACAAATCTCATATTATAAAGAGCGTTATCAGTCCAAACTAACATAGATTCTTTTGCTCTTATAGCTGACATTATTTTAGTTCCATCTTGTAATCTTTGATTACCTGCTGTGTTTGTAGAAGTAGGTAGGTATGTATTAATATCTTCTTGATCAGAAAATACTATTACCATATCGTCTGGAGCATTTGGTGCTGCACCTTGAGGTGTAGGTACAATGCTTCCAAAATGAATTAAGTGTCTAGTTGTTGGTGATACCATTGTAAATCTAGATATAGCTGGATTGTTTGTTGTTGTAAATCCAGATGTAGAAATAGATGCTCTAACTGTTGTAGGATTATTTGCACCTGCATTCCATGTAAACGTTTGACCACTTGCAATTGTTGCAATTAAAACTTCACCAAAGTTGTCAAGACTCCAGAGGCCTGGTTCTAGAGTTATATCACTTGATGTCGAAGCAGTTCCCCATGTGCTTGCTCCCCATGTGCTTGTTCCCCATCCATAACCTTGTGTTTGAATCTGTGGTCCTATTTTTACATAAGGAGTTACAGTTACACTGCCTCCTGGACCTGCGTTACCTGAAGCGTTACTGCTTTGTGTTATTTTAAAATTGTTTGCATCCACAACAGATGTTACTTGAAATAATTTGTCATCAAAATCAGATGTAGAAAAACCTGTACCACTTGGTAAAGTTGTTGAAGCTAAAGAAATAATATCTCCTGCTTCTACTCCATGATCAGTAGATGTTAAAGTAACTAAAGGTGAACTAGAAACTGTTGTAATAGTTGTTGAACCTAAAGCTGCACTTAAAGGTGTAATATCAAAAAGATCACCTTCGTAATATAAAAGTAAAAATTTATCTGTACCAATTGCAACATATTTTTTTCCTGTTACATCAACAAAAGCGTGCATTGCTCTTGCAACACCTACCAAAGATTTTTTAACTGGAGATTGCCATCCACCAACTTTTTCAGGTAAGCCATATCTAAATCTTACATTATCCGAATCAATCCAACGTTGTTCTGCACCTGCAGTTGTATTTTGTTTATCTATTCCAGGAAGTAGTTTAAAATCAACAAGAGCCATCTTGTTAGCTCCTTACGCTGTATTTGTTTTAAATGCCCAACCTCTTGTAGCATCTACATAAACCACAGTAATAGCTTGACCATTTGTAGTTAAAGTTAAGTTTGATGTAGCAGAATTTATAGGTTGACTGTTTCTGTTTACTGTTAAATTATTTGAGTTAAAAGTTCCTCTTGCATCTATGATTGTAACTTCATCACCTACAGCTGGAGAAGCTGGTAATGTAATTGTAATTGTTGAACTTGTTGTGTTTGCAAAAATTTGATCACCTGCAACAGCTGTGTATGCAGAAGTTATTGTGTTGTAACCTTTTGTAATTGGTCCTGAACTTACGTTTGAACCATCTGAATATAAAACCATTTTAGCACCTACAGGAACTGTAACTCCTGTTCCTGATACAGTTTTAACTGTTAGTGTATAATGTGATGCTGATCTTGTTGTTGCATCTTCAATAATAAATACTCTCTCAGCAGAATCTGGCATAGTCACAGTTCTATTTGCTGCTAGAGTTCCAGTTAGTTTGTAATATAAATTTTTACCATTTGATGTTTGAAAGCTAGTTAAGGCTAAAGCCACATCTGAAGAAGCTACATCTAAAGATAAATATCCTGATGCTGCTTGTTCTAATATTTCTAAATTAGTATTTGTAATTGATCCCCATGTACCAGACTTTTCACCTGTTGTTATGAGTTCTAGTTTTAGGTCACTTGATGTACTTGATGCCATATTATTCTCCTTATATTACATATTATATTAATTTTCAACAGAATCAAGGTTTTGGTGGCACTGGTAAAGGATCTATTTCAACCCAAGTTCCTGTTGCCCCTGTTGTTATTGGTGTCCATGTTTGTGAAGCACCTGGATCTATGTCAGCCCATGCTCTTATAGATACCTGACCTGTTGATAAATTTACTCTACTTCCTGTAGGCGATACGTTTGCATCTGCAATAATTGTTACAGTTCCTGTAGAAATATTACTTCTGTTACCTGTAACATCAACGTCTGCATTTCCAGTTACAGTTACATTACCAATGTTAATATTTAATCTGTTTCCAGTAACATTGACAACTGCATTACCTACAACAGTTACACTGCTGTTACCTATGTTAATCCTGTTGCCTGTTACATTGATAGCTGCGTTTGCATTTACAACTACGTTACCAACTGCAATATTAAATCTATTGCCTGTAACATTGACTACAGCATTTTGAGGTACTGTGTTACCACCGAATGTGGTTACTGCAAAAGGAGTTCCACCAAAAAACATGGTTACGCTCCTGGATCGATAATGTTATTGCCTTCTATCTTGGCCCATTCTTGTATTGCTTGATAATCTGTGTTATCTTCAGCTATTGGAACTGATTTAACTCTGTTAGAATTTACATAAGTTACTTGATAACTTGAAAATTTCTTATTTATTGAATCATAATTTTTTGTAACTGTATCAATAATCATAATTATAACTCCGCGTCAAAAGCTAATTTAGAACTTGAATTAATCATAGTAAACCATCCAGATTCTCCAGAATCAATTGTCATTGTATCGGCATTGTTTATCCTAATAAGATTATTATTTCCCTCAGCACCTATTGCAAAACTATCAAATTTATCCTCACTGTTACCATCATTGTAATACCTATAATAACTAGTACCACTGGCTTGGTCTAAACTTGGTATTGATCTCATTGTAGTAAAAAGGTGCATAACTCCATAAGCTGTGCTGGTATTGTAATTAGAAGCATTACAAATCGGTTGGTCAAAAACGTATGGTATGTCTTGATAATATCTATAACACTTTTGCAAAATACTATCATGTGGCAAGAACTCAAAGTCGCTGGCTTGCGAGCCTGCCTCAAGCTGAATTCCAGTTATATACCATTCATTACTTGTACTGTCAGCAATATTTGTACCACCTACTGCTCTATTAGCATCTGTAATACTTGACCAAGTATTAGATGAAAAACTTCCAGATGTGTAATTGCTCCCAGCTAATAACCAAAAATTAACATCAAAACTTCTAGCATTATCGTTATCTAATGCACCACTTGTATCTCCTGCAAAAGTTAAGGTTTTTTTCTCCCAAGTGTCCGCAGATGAAATTGTATATTTAATTGTATTATTTCTTGTATTGTCAGCATCTCTTAATTCAGCAACGTAGTCACCTGTTTTATTTGATCTTACATAAAAAGATAAAGTTAAACTTTCAGCAGACGAAGTTCCTTTTTTTATATACTGTAAATTTTGACCTTCTATTCTTTGATTAAAAATTAAATACTCACTAGAACTTGGAGAAGCATCAGCAGTTGTGCAATCTAATTTATAAGAACTTGAAAAACCTTGACCTGTAGGTACTGTTGTTGACTGTGTAACTGTGAATTCACCTGAAGTTCCGTCATTCAAATGCCATCTATCTAAAGTATAACCAGATGCAGTTGTGTGTGAAGTTCCACGTTGCGATACACTCATGTCACCGTTAATTATTATATTCCTAAAATTAACGCCTCTGACATCTGCGATTGCTGGTTTACCTATTCTAGTTATTGCCATAATTTATCCTAAGTTATTAATTTAAATCCTTGAAAATATGAATATCCACCTTTTGTTTCTGGTGAATTTGCACTTACATTACATTGACCATAAACTTCAATGTAGTCACTAGCTGATAAATTTATAACTTGTGTATTATAAAGCATGTTTCCATTTGTATTTCCTGTTCCACTAAAATTGTCATAAGAATAATATGTTGCACTTCCATTTTTATATAATTTAATAAAACTTTCTATATGCTGTCCATCATCATAAGACTTAATTTGTATTTGAGCATAAATTAAATAAAGTCCACCTTCTCCACTAGGTACAGTAAATCTATAACTTGAAGTATCAAAACAAGAGCCGATGTCATAATCTTCTGTATTAAAGGCTATCTTAGCAGCAACATTATCTGACAAAGTTTGATCTGCACTCATGGTTGCTCTAAATCTTGGAGAGTTTACACCACCAACAGCAGCGCCGTCATTCTGTAAAGTTCCTATAATATTAGTAGTATCACCAGATGCACCGATAGTAATAGTGTTACCACTTTCGTTGATAATGTTATTACCGTCTGCGTCTTGT